CTGGTACGCGCAGTTCCCGAATGGAGCACAGGTATGGTTTGGCGGGCTCGATGAGGGTGAGCGCCTGGAAAAGCTCCTGGGTATGGAGTACGTGTCTATCTTCCTCAATGAGTGCAGCCAGATATCCTTCCAGGCCCGTGAGACGATGGTTACCCGGCTTGCACAGAAGGTCTACATGGAGGGCAACGGTAAGCAGCTGCAATTGCTGGCACCTCGCATGTATTACGACGAGAACCCACCTTCGAAAGGCCATTGGTCTTACAAGATGTTCATCCAGAAGATGAAGGCGGACAAGCGGGAAACCCTCGCACATCCGGAGCGTTACGCAGTCATGCAGATGAACCCGAAGGACAACTTGGCCAATTTGTCGCCCGACTTCATGGAGAAGCTGGATGCCATGACAGCCAGGATGCGCCTGCGGTTCAGGGATGGCGTGTTCTCGGAGATCGTAGAGAACCAGCTGTTCGATGATGTGAAGATCGAGACATACCGGGTGGTTAATGACATTGATGTACCCGACATGGTCAGGATCGTAGTGGCTGTCGACCCGTCCGGATCAGGGGATGAGGAGAACGCCAAGAACGATGAGATTGGCATAGTCGTTGCCGGGCTCGGGATCGATGGACTTGGCTATCTGCTGGCGGACTGTACGGTCAAGGCAGGGCCTGCTACCTGGGGCAAGGTTGCCACTGATTCGTTCGAACGCTTCGAAGCCAATACCATCGTAGCCGAACAGAACTTCGGTGGCGCTATGGTCGAACGCGTGATCCAGGTCACCCGGCCGCGCACTCCATATAAGGCGGTCACCGCGTCCCGAGGTAAACAGGTCAGGGCTGAACCCATCGCCGCACTGGTAGAGCTGGGGAAGATCCGGCACGTAGGCTATTATCCATTGCTGGAGGACGAGCTGGTCCAGTTCACCACGAACGGCTACCAGGGGCCGAACAGCCCGAACCGTGCTGATGCATATGTGTGGGCATTCACTGAGTTATTCGGTGCAATTGTGAAGAAGGTCAAGAAGAATCAGATCATCATGCCCGCCCGGGTGCCGCTGGATCGAGGCGTAGGGTACTAATGTTAGGCATGGTTTGTACTGAGCCCGTATTTTTGGAGACACCGCGACACGGAAGCCCCGTGATTGCTGGTTGGTTAATTTATTTGCTAGGCAGCAAAATGGAGCATACTGTGGAGGTAATAGATGGCTAGGCAGAAGACGGAAGTGGAGCAGAGCACCGAAGACCAGATGTATAAGGACGAAGAGCAGAGCCTGCTTGCCAGTCAAGAGGATGCAGATCTGACCGGCGCTGGTCCTGGTGTCATATCCGACGATGCGGTTGAAGGCGCTCCCGAGGGTGCGATCCATACCGTACTAAGTGAGGCCGACGAGGCCGAGCTGGCCATGATCGAGGAGGAGGCTGTGCTGACCGTAGCGCAATCGATCCTCACGACACGGAGCGAGGCAGTGGAGTGGCGGGCCATGTCCGGGGTCGAGCTGTGGTGGAGGATCAGTGAAGAGCTGCTGGACTTCACGACGGATCTCCCGGCATACCAGACGATGATGGACTATGTGTCCGGCAACGCACCAATCAAACAGAGCGGCGAGGTTCAGCGAAGCAAAGCCGTCATGAACATTATCCGGGGCCGGTGTGAGGTAGCACAGGGCCGGATCGAGGACATCCTGTTCCCGGTGTTCGCAAAGAACTGGGGCCTGAAGGTCACGCCGAGAGCCGAGGTAGCCCAGATGAAAGGCGACCAGAGCCCGGCCGTCGACGCGAAGGGCAACCCGATTCAGTTCTCCAATGGCCAGCCCGCAACCCTCAATGATGTATACGAAGAGCTGCAGGAACGAGCCCAGAAGTCCATGCTGAAGATGGAAGCGGTCATGGATGATCAGCTCACGGAGTGCCAGTACAATGAGGAGGCCCGCAAGGCCCTGTCAAAGGCTGTACGTATGGGGACCGGCATCCTGAAAGGCCCGTGTGCTTCAAAGAAACTCCGCAGGATCTGGAACCCCACTAAGGATAAGAACGGCAAGACGGTCCATATCCTGGAGTACAAGCAGGACAACAGACCGATCAGCACCGAGGTCGACCCCTGGAACGTATATCCATCCCCGGACTGTGGGCAAGATCCATCCCGAGCTGCATACTTTTGGGAAAAAGGCGACATCAAGGTCTCTGAGGTACAGCGCCTTATCGGACAGCCCGGCTATTCAGCAAGGCAGCTTGAACTGGTCCTGCAGGAGACACCCAAGCGCCTGAACGTGGCCCAGGATCAGCACGCCAACGCCTTCAAGGTACGAATGGAGAACGCCAACAAGGGCGAGCTATACGAGATCTGGGAGTACAACGGCAACGTCCGGCCTGACTTCCTGGAGATCCTCAATTGTAAATGCACCAGCGAGAAGCCGGTCAGCGCCAGGGTCATCTTTATAAACGACCACCCGGTCAAGGCCACACTGAACCTACTGGATACTGGTGACAATATCTATGATTTCTTTCCTTGGTCGCCCATAGATGGACTACCATGGGGCGCAGGCGAACCCATGAAGATGGCCTGGGCTCAACGGATCATCAACGCTGCATGGAGGCAGATGCTGGACAACGCCGGGGACTCATCCGGCAGCAACGTCGCCATCAAGGGCATTGAACCGGCTGACGGCATCTGGGAGCTTACCGGCAAGAAGCTCTGGAAGTGGGATGGTGACACCGACTTCGATGATATCCGGAAGGCCATCACCTCCTTCCAGACCACGAACAACCAGCAGGACTTACAGGCGATGCTGGAGCTGGCTTTGCGATTTGTGGATCTCATGACTGCAACTCCAACGATCTTCCAGGGGGAAGCCCAAGAGGCCCCGGAAACGCTGGGGGCCACGAACATTGTGGTCGACAGTTCCAACATTACCTATCGTTCGAAGGTCAAGTTGTGGGATGATCGCGTCACCGTTCCCCACCTGGGGCGGTATTACGACTTCAACATGCAGTACAACCCTGATCCGACTATTAAAGCGGATCTCGATGTTGACCCACGCGGAGCGTCTATTCTCTTTGAAAAGGATCAGATGCGGCAGATGCTGCTGACTGTCTGGCAGATGAAGGCCGACCCGGATATCCTCCGCAGGACCGACTGGGATAAGGCCGTGGAACAGCTGTATGCCAGCGCCCACCTTGACATCCTGAAACCGGTTGAGCAGGAAGGAGCCGAGGGCCAGCCACGGGGTCCACAAGATCCCGCAGCGGCAGCCAAGGCCCAGCAGCAGCAGGCCATGATCGAGGTCGCCAACATCCGCGCCAAGACCGAGATGGACAAGGCTAAACTGGTACAGCAGGCAACCATGGATGAACTGAAGTTCAAGGCCGACCAGGCTGAGAAGGAGCGCGGTCACGACATCAAGATGAAGGAAATGGATCTGCAGATCCGCATGATGGAGTATTCTGAGAAGTATAAGATCGAGCTTTCAAAGTTGAAAGTGCAGCTGGCTATCTCTGCCGAGGGGATGAATTTACAACAAAACCTCTCTGAGAAGAGCGCAAGGCAGACCGACGAGCTGGATGCCAGGGACAAGGCCCACAGCGACATCCAGGGCGAGAAGCAGTCTGAGCGTGATGAACGGAAGATGGACAAACAGGGTGAGCAGCAGGAGCGGCAGATCGTAGCCAAACAGGTCGCCACTCCACCAACTGAGCCCGCAGGCCGTGCGCCAGCAGGGCAAGCATACCCGAGATAAGGAGATATCATGGGATTACCAGAATTTATTGCAGACTTTTTCAGGCCAGCCAAGAAGGAAGAGATCCTCACCGAGGATGATAGTCGTGGTATTGCCTTTGCCACCTCAACCGAACCCCTGATCAAGGGCACGACCCCGATGCCTGGCGATATCACGGACACGCCACCAGTGGTTGACCAGGCCCAGCCCATGCCGGATCTCGTAGCCCTGGCGAAGAAGCACGGCCTTGAGTCAATGGCCAAAGTCCTGGAGGAGAAGATCTCCATCGCTCAAGCAGCCATGGCAGACAAGGACTATGCTACGGTCACCAAGATGCTGGAGGCTGAGAAGCCGCTTATTATTGGTAATCCACAAATGGCGGTACTTGACATCAATTCCCCGACCTGGCAATGGATCGTAAATTGGGTCAATGCAGAGCTTGACAAATCAAGAGAATTGAATGATAGTATCATTAGAACTGATATACAGACCGCAGTTTTGCGCGGCGAGATCAAGATGTTAAAGCGAATACGAGAATTACCTGAGAAATTGGCCGGGAAATAACCGCCCAGAGACTGTCCACCCGCAAGGCTGGAAAGGAGTAGTAAATGGCAGAAAACGAGCAGGACAAGGCAGAACGCGAAGAGCGTGAATTGTACGCAGAGGTCAACGCTGAGATCTACGGTCAACAGGAAGTGACGGCAAGTGTAACTGAAGAGTTACCCACGGTCGTTACGCCCGAGGCCAGCACCGAAGTCATCGATCCATGGGCAGGAACGAGCCCAGCCTTACGGCAAATGATGGAAGGGATCAGTAACAGGATGGCCGACCTGGATGCAATGAACGACAGGTTGAAGCAGGCAGAGCGCAGGGTTGGAAGTCTCAACAACAAGCTCGCTGCAGCACCCGTAATGCCCAAGGCACCGACCGCCGAAGAAATCGCACAGGCTGCAGAATCCGATGAGAAACTGCAGGAGTTTTTGCGTGACTTCCCGGTCCATGCAGAAGGCATTCAAGCCCTGATCAACAAGAAGCTGCAATCCCAGTCAGCTGGTATTCCGGTGGAAGAGATCGAGCGAATGCGGGCCGAGTTGCAAACCGACTTCGACCAGAAACTTGACACTGCCCAAAAGGGTTACGAACTGAAGCTGCTTAAGTCCAAGTACAAAAATCATCGTGAGATCGCCCTTTCACCCGAGTTTACCGGCTGGATCGAGACACAGGATGAAGAGACGAAGACAAAGGCCGGTGGATGGAACGCCCTGGATGGTATTGAGGTTCTCGATAGGTTCTTTGAGAGCCGTAGAGCGAAAAACGATCTGCCCGACATTACGGGCGAACGAGAGGCCCGTTTGGATTCTGCTGCTGCCGATACTCGGAACACCAGCCGGAACAAACCGGTACGACAAAAAACAGTGGCCGAGATGAGCGTAGATGAACTCTACGATTACGAGGCCAAGAAGATATGGGGGAATAAATAATGGCCCAGCAGACATATTCACTGGTTCCGTCTCGGAACCTGATCCGCGCAGAACTTGAAATGCTTTCTCATGCCGAGCCCGTAATGGTGCTTGGTACTTTCGGAAAGC